GGTTTAAACCCTGCAGCAGTTGAGGGAGAAGGTGGTCAAGGTGGGGCTGAGTGATGAAATACGGAAGCTAAGACGACGTCAGGAACGTCTAGCTAGTCGAAATATGACCCCCGTTCTTCAGGCATACCGTAGGGCTTTAAAGAGAATAAGAGGAGAAATGGCCAACTTAACTGTGGAGCATGTAAAAGATGGGAAGTTGAGCCTATCCCAACATAACCGTTTAGAGATATTGAAAGATTTAGAGAATCAAATTGTAGAAGAGGCGCAAAAAATAGGTGGTATTGAACTTGAGAAAACTACCACGATTTTGAATGAAGCGTATGAGGACACCTATTATCGTACGGCTTATACATTAGACAGGGGCTTTGAACAGACCGTGTCTTTTTCTTTGTTACGTCCGGAAATGGTGGAAGCAGCTGTAGCCACACCGATAGCCGGTGAAATGTTTTCGGATCGTATTTGGAAGAACAAAGACAAACTGACAGTGAGATTACGAGATCTATTAGAACGTAATTTGATCGATGGGCAGGATCCTGCAAAGTTAGCTCGAGAGCTCAAGAATGAATTTGGCACAAGTGCCTATGAAAGTACTAGGCTGGTTCAAAATGAAGTGGCCAGGGTAACGAGGCAAGCCTCAGATTCCATTTATGAACAATCAAACGTCATTCAGGAGTTAATGTTTGATGCTATTTTAGATAATAAAACATCGGAATTCTGTGAAAATCACGATGGCCGTACCTACCCAATTGACGATAAACCGGAAATCCCGGATGACACACATGTGGGATGTCGTAGTGACTATATCCCGGTTGTAGAAGGATGGGAACCATCAAAGAAATACGATAATGAAGCCAAGAAAGAAATCGATTATACGAGTGTTAATACATGGAAGCAATCCAAAGGGATTGCTTAAATTTTGCGTCTCTAGGGTGCATACGTTAGAGGGGCTAAGGAGGATACAAATATGAAGTGGGAAGAAATTAAAAAGTGGTTGGAAGAGAATAAGTCCGATGAGCAAGTGAAGGAGTTTATCAACCAGAATGCAGATGAGCAGGAGGTAACGCTCGATAAGGTCAAAGAGCTTGCAGAAAAGGACAAAGATATAAAAGGTTGGCTAGATGGCGAGAAAGACCGACACCATTCGAAAGCGTTGGAGACTTGGAAGAATAACAATCTCGAAAAGTTAGTTGATGAAGAAGGAAAGAAACGTAATCCAGAGAAAGAACCTTGGGAATTAGAGATGGAAAAGATCAAGGAGGATTTAGAGCGTGAACGAAATGAGAAAACTCGTGAAACCCTTAAAAATAAAGCTCTATCTGTGGCTCAGGAGAAAGGAATTCCATCTAACTTGGTTGATTACTTCATCGGTGAAGATGAAGATACCACCTTAAAGAATCTAGAAGCTTTGGAGAAAGAAGTTCAACCTATGATTCAAACAAAAGTTGATGAACGTCTAAACGAAGGGGACCACAAACCACCAAATAACAGCGATAATACCAAAGGCGCAGGTGAAAGCTTCATTGACGTAATCAAAGGAGAACAAGTAAAACGATAAATTAGGAGGAATTTATAATGCCATATTTAAAGGATGAACTTACAGGGTTTGTACCTACACAAAAAGCAAACAGTATCATGAAAGAAGTTGCGAGAGGATCTAGTATTCTACGTTTATCTCGCGTAGAACCGATGACAAGTGATAAAAAACAATTCCCAATGATGACAGATGGGCCGGGCGCATTCTGGGTTGGTGAAACAGAGCGAATTAAAACGTCTTCAGCTCAGTGGATCTTTCCAGAAATTGAAGCGAAGAAGCTTGCGGTTATTATCCCAACATCTAAGGAAAAATTGAACGATTCTACAATTGATGTATTTGGAGAATTAGAAGGACCGATTGCGGAGGCGTTCTATACAGCTCTAGATGGTGCAGCATTAATGGGGACTAACTCTCCATTTGCAAAGAGTGTCCTATCTGTAGCATCTACTGCGGGAAACGAGGTTGTTTTAGGTACAGGATCTAGCATGGATCTAGACGTATCAGATGCGATGGCTCTTGTAGAGGACGGCGGATTAGATGTAAATGGATTCGCGGCCCACTATGGTGTGAAAAATAAACTGCGTAAACTTCGTGATTCAAATGGGAATGCTTTATTTGTACCTGGGGTAGACCAGAATGAATTTTATAGTAACCCTATTGAATTCGTACGTAACGGTGGTTTTGATAAAACGGAGGCTGAAATGCTATCTGGTAATTGGAACTATTCTATTGTTGGGGTTCGCCAAGATATTTCTTATGAAATTCTTCGTGAAGCCACACTTCAAAATGTAACAATGAGTGATGGTAGCCCACTATCTCTTGCTGAAAATGACATGATTGCAATTAAAGCAACCATGCGTGTAGGTTACTTACCTATTCGCGAAGATGCTTTCTCTATTCTGCGTCCTGAAGGATACACTACTGCATAAGGAGGGGTAACTCATGGCTGAGTTAAAAGAGTACGTTAAAGGTAAGAAGAAAATCCGAGCGACAGAACGTTCCTATGAAATTCTTTATAAAGCCCAAGGGTTTAAGCCTGTGTCCTCAAAAGATAACAGCGATGAACCTGATCCTGAATTAGAAGCATTAGGAATTGAAAGTCAAGGTAGCGGATGGTATCAACTTAAAAACGGCGAAAAAGTCCAGGGCAGAGATAAGGCAATTGAGACTGCTAAAGCACTAGATCAAACTGGCGAAGAAGAGAGTACTCAGTCCGATGAAGGAGATAGCACTCAAGAAGGTGATCAATAATGCTAGAAGATATTAAGTCACTTTTAGATATTGAAGATACCTCAAAAGATGCTAAATTAAATATTCTCATTAATCGAACCAAGCAAGCTGTAATGAATTACTGTAACCGAGATGACTTTCCAAAAGAGCTAGAGTCAATTGTGGTGGACTACATTGTGGACGAATCGCTCAATCAAACCAAAGTAGCCAATCAGGGTAGTGTTTCATTTAAATACCAAGTTTCTGAAGCAGATCTTCGAAAGTATGAGGATCAACTAGCCAGGTTTAGGAAGGTGCGTGTCGTATGATCTTTTCACAAAAAGAGATCCTGGCACGCACTTTTTTAGAATCAGCTTTGGTTAAAGGTTGGCAAACTCACACAGATGAGTTCAATGAAACTAAGTTAGAGCTTCAAACTAAGTATGAGAAAATGCCATGCAGTATCCAAAAAGCTGCACGGAAGAATACCAATCAAGCAGAAGGGCCGAATGAAATATCTTATGATTCGGTTCTTCTTCACTCACCAGATTTTTCTGTTGAAGCTGGAGATTCAATTCAAGTGACTTATTTGAATGGGAAGAGCAGGTCATTCAAAGCTGGTGAACCATATTATTTTAGTTCACATCATGAAGTTCCTTTATTCCGAGAGGATGAAGTGTGATGGAATCAAAAACATTTGGTTTTGATGAGCTACAAAAGAAGTTGATCCGGATAGCTGAGCAAGAGGCCCCTGAGAAGATCGACAATCAGGTAGATCGGATGCAGACTCAAGTTCTGGCTGATGTAAAACAAGGTACGCCTGTTAAATCAGGAAACTTAAAGCGAAAGTGGCGAAAAGGTCGAGTCGAACAAGGGCGCGGGGAAGTGTCCAATCCAGAGCCATATGCGGAGCATATCGAAAAAGGCTTTCGTCACAAGAAGGGTGGCTATAAAGTACCTGGTGTCCATATGATGGAATCAGCTTTGGAACGGTTACAATTACGAATGCCTTCAGAAATGAACGACTTCTTTGATGATCTAATGAAGGATTTGAGGCTATGACGATTTCGATTATCGATATTAAGCGTTCTATATTGCAAAAGCTAGGTGAATTATATCCTGACCATACTTGTTATGCGGAAAAGGTACCTCAGGGTTTTCAGAAGCCTAGCTTTTTTCTTTATTTTGTGCCTGCTGAAACAACGCATGAAAGCAAATTTTATTATGCAACATCAATAATGGCGAAAATTGATTACTATGCTAACCAACCCTCAAATGAAACGAATTGGTTAATGGGAGAAGCTTTAACCAAAGCCTTTCAACAGGGGTTAGTCGTTAATGGTAACCATTTGGATATAACAAAAACAAATCAGGAAATGGTAGATGAAGAGTTAGTATTTACAGTTCACCTAACCTACCACAACGGTATTGATATGCTAACCATTCAAAACGAAGAGGGGCATACAGAGTTTGTTCAAGAAAATAAAAGACTCGGATATACTGACGGCTCTATTGAACTGATGCAAGAATTAGATTGGAAAGAGGAGTGAGATCGATGGGATTACCAGAAGTACAGATTTCGTTTCAATCGAAAGCTGCCCAGGCTGTATCACGATCTGAACGTGGAATAGTCGCTCTCATTTTAGAGGAAGGCTCCCCTACCCATACCTTCATTGAATATAGCGGGATTGAAGAAGTGGCAGAAGGGGATTGGAATGAAGAAAATTACGACTTAATTAAACTTGCCTTTAAGGATGCTCCTTTCAAGGTCATGATTGAGACAATTGATACGGATGCCCAAACACCAAGAACAATAAGTGATGTTCTGGATGTATTGAAGAAGAAAAAGTGGAATTATTTAGCAACACCTTATGTTACAACAACTTCTGATGTGTCAACTTTCATCAAAAGCCAACGAGATAATAACAAGAAAACCTTCAAAGCTGTACTGGCAAATGAAACTGCAGATCATGAAGGAGTTATTAATGTAACAACAGACAATATCCAAACTAAAGAGAAAACCTATACCACAGCACAGTACACAGTTCGTTTAGCAGGTGTATTTGCATCATTGCCATTCACTCGCTCGTCAACGTATTACGTTTTAGATGACGTGGTTAGTGTTGATGATACAGCTGATCCAGATGCCGCAATTGATAACGGGGAGCTTATTCTGATTGATGATGGAGAAAAAGTGAAAATTGGTCGCGGCGTTAACAGTTTAACAAGTACAACTCCAGAAAAGAATGAGCAGTTCACTAAGATTACAGTCATCGATAAGTTGGACATGCTTCGTGATGACATTCGAAACACATTCAATGATGATTATGTAGGGAAAACAGCTAATACTTATGACGATAAAATGCTGTTCTTTGGGGCCATCAATGCCTATTTCTCTCGCATGATTCGTGAAGGTGTTTTGGATCCTTCAGGGGAAAATCGTTCAGATATTAATCTCACAAAACAAAAGAGCTACCTACAAGGTACAGGCGTTGATGTAGCCAATATGACGAACCAAGAAATTCGTGAATATAACACCGGTTCGACGGTTTTTGGAAAGGCATCGGTCCGTGTGACTGACGCAATGGAAGATCTAGAGTTTGACTTAGCTATTTAAAAGAGAGGTGAATCCAAATGAAACAGAAACTGACAGGCGGAGAAACCATTAATGGTAAGAACGGCATGATCTGGTGGGATGGAGAACCTATCTTGGAGGTTCAATCATTTGAAGCAACCGTTACAGCAGAGCGTGAAGAAGTAGACTTCGCTATGAAAATGGGGCGATTATCTAAAATCGTAGGGTTAACAGGTGAAGGTACTATGACATTGAAGAAGGTATACTCTCGGGCATATCGACGTTATCTAGAAGCGTGGAAAGCTGGTGAAGACCCTATCTCTACAATCTCTTCTTTACTTGACGATCCCGGTAGTCCAGGAGGTCAGAATGAACGGGTGACTCTAGGATCCGTATGGGTGAATGAATTGCCACTAACGAATTTTGAACAAACAGCAACATTATCGACAGAAATTGGTTTTGGGTTTGATCCAGATGAAGTAGATATCCAAGAAACCATTGATGCATAGGAGGAAGAAAAGTGAGTAATAAAGTAACAGTACAAAACTTAATTGAGAAAAAAGATCAGATCGAAGAAAGTAAACAAAAAACCTTCAATCTCTATGTTCCTTCTCTCGACGGAGAGGTTACTGTAAAAAAACCAGGTAAAGGGTTAATTACTACAGCTACTCAAATGGCTACTAATGGCCAAGAATATGATTCCGATTTGTATATCATTTATCATTCTACAGTGGAACCC